CAGGCTAGATATTGAGGATATTTCAGATGAATCAGAAGATCGAAACGCTGAAATATTAGACAAGCTGCACATAGTAAGGGAAACATTCGAAAGCCTAAACCTTGGTACGACAGCTACCCGCGTTTTTGAGTATCGTTTCTTCCAGGATGGCAATTTCTCTGAATGGGAAGGCCCAGAGACATTGAAACAACTATATGAGATTTATAACGGAGTGCAGGAACTTATTAGAAAGAAAATTAATGGAAGTTCATTGTTCTAATTTGCAATATTATTACTTTTGGTAAAAAAATAACAAAGACATGACTACAGAAGAAAATATGATTCCAATAGAACCTTATCTTAAGGACTTTAAACAATATCTTGACGCTAATTCAAGATGCATATTATCAGCTAAATTCGGCAATGGGAAAAGCTACTTTATCAGTAGTTTTATTAAAGAATATTCAAATGATTATCTGTTCATTCCGATATATCCTGTAAATTATCAAGTAATGGATAATAAAGACATATTTGAATTGATAAAAAGGGATATATTAATTAAACTACTTTCAAGTGAGGAGATTAATATCAATGAAATAGAATTGAATGCGGCTTCTTTGTTCTATTACTTTTTCACAAATAATCAAGAAGATAAGTTTTTGGATATTTTGAGCATAATCCCGGATATAAACATCTATGGAATTGACATTAATATTAGCTATGTTATTAAAAAGCTCAAAGAAGTAAAGGATAAATTTGCAACATATAAAAAACAATTTAAGTCAGATGATGAAACATATGAATCATATATCACCCAATTCGACTCACTAAAAGGTTCAATATATGAATTTGATACTATTTCGCAATTAATTTGTGACATCATTCGAGAATATAAAAATAAGAATCCAACAAAAGAGGTTGTACTAATTATAGAAGATCTTGATAGAATAGATCCTGCTCACATTTTCAGGATACTCAATGTTTTCTCCGCTCATTTTGATAGATATACTCCTGGACTGGTGGAATTTGATAAAACATGTGGAGATAACAAGTTTTGCTTAGATAAAATAGTCACAGTCTGCGATATTAATAATATCAAGAAGATATATGCCCATGTCTATGGAAAAGAGACTGACTTCATTGGTTACATAAGTAAATTTTCAAATAGTAAAGCATATGATTATTCTTTAACGGAGAAAATTAAGGAATTTCTTATTAATACATTGCTAGATAAAGACTTATTGAAATATCCTCAAATCTGTGACAGTCTTTCAGATTTGATTGTATCGTCAATGGATGAAAAAAGCACTGTAAAAAGTAATTTACGAATAATAAAAGAACGTATAGTTAATGCTAATAATTTAATAAGAAGCAAAAGTATAAATTTAAATCAAAGATTTGCAGGAAAATATATAACCTCTGATTCAGACTTTACAAAGTTGTTAGCTTTACTGAAAGCATTTGGATTTAGTTTTAATAATCTTAAAATAGAGTCTACTTTTGATGAATTTGTGAGAATCATAGGTAAATACTGGATATTAGCGGCTATATTTGGAAGGAACATTATTTTTGAACCTTGTAATAACAATATAAAAGTTGCGTATTACCGAGAAATAAGACAAGGAATTGGGGATTGGCTACAGTCAGATCCTATTTATAACTGCATTGATGGTGATCAAATTTTAGACTTTGATATATCAAATTGGGATGCAGAAGCTACAGTTCCATCATATATCTTTGACCAGATACACAATATAGTGAATTATCTAAATAGAGTATTCATTATTTAGATTAAATAAAACACAGTTTTAGTAGAGGAGCTTAATACAGAAAAACAGCCAAGGAGTCTATATTTTAGTTGAAATTCCTTGGTCATGAAAGAAAATGTAGAAATTAAAATTGATCCCCGGAACTATCGTATCCATGGGGACGAAAACAAGCGGCTTATCCACAAAAGCCTGGTTGAATGTGGAGCTGGTCGGTCCGTGTTGGCCGACCGTGATAATGTGTTAATCGCTGGAAACGGCGTCTATGAAGAAGCTCAAAAGCTAGGACTCAAAGTACGAATTATCGAGTCTGACGGCAAAGAGCTAGTTGTAATCAAGCGTACCGACTTATCTACGGAAGATGAAAAGAGGAAATTGCTAGCTCTAGCGGATAACCATACTTCCGATACTTCTGAATTTGATTTGGATTTGGTGATAGAGAACTTCTCGGCTGATATATTGAACGATTGGGAGTTTTCCGTAGACGATATTGAATTTCCGGCCGATATCCCTAATTCTGACGATGAGAAAGATAATAATCTTTATACAAAGAAAATAGTATCTCCAATCTATACACCGACCGGCAATAAACCTGCAATATCAGAACTCTATAATCTTGAAACTTACAATTGTCTGGTGAAACAAATTCAGGATTGTAATTTAGACAAGCATACTAAAAAATTTCTTCAGATTGCAGCTTCAAGGCACATTGTTTTCGATTATGGAAAAATTGCTGAATTTTATGCTCATTCAAACAGCATCATTCAATATTTAATGGAAAATTCAGCTCTTGTCATTATAGATTTTAATAAAGCTATTGAACTAGGATATGTTTGTTTAAAGAAAGAATTGTCAGACTCATATTTGGAGGATTATAGCAATGATGAAAAATAATTGCTTCGTTGCATTGATACTTACACATGGGCGTCCAGACAATGTACATACAGTAAAAACATTACGGAAATGTGGCTATACAGGTGATATTATCATAGTATTAGATAATGAAGATCTGAAGATAGATCGTTATCGTAAAAACTATGAAAACATATATGTATTCGACAAAAAAGAAATAGCATCAGAAACAGATGAGGGTGATAATTTCAATGATCGTCGAGCTATTATTTATGCGAGAAATGCTTCTTTTGAAATAGCAAAAGAAAAAGGCTACCAATATTTTATTGAGTTAGATGATGATTATACGGAATTCTCATACACTTATAATCAATATGGTGAAATGAAGCAGAAAAACATTATCAATCTTGATAAAGTACTTGATGCTCTAATTGATTTCAAAAATAAAACAGGTGCTTTAGCTGTTGCATTAGCTCAAAGAGGAGATTTTATCGGAGGAAAGCAGAATAATATAGTTCGTGGTGAATTACTTAAACGGAAAGCAATGAACTCATTTATTTGTGATACAAACATGCCTTTTAAGTTTTTTGGTAAAATTAATGAAGATGTAAACACCTACACTTTACTAGGAAGTAGAGGAAATTTGTTTTTTCAGATTCCGCATGTGTCTTTGAATCAAGTAACAACTCAACAATCAAATGGCGGAATGACTGATATATATTTAGATAGTGGGACTTATGTTAAGTCTTTCTACACAATTATGTATGCTCCTTCTTGTACAAAGATACGCCCAATGGGAAGTGTGTATAGACGCCTACACCATAGTATTAATTGGAATAATGCTGTTCCTAAAGTAATTCCAGAGAACTGTAAAAAGTAACCCCTATTTATATTTTAATTTGAAGATTATCCAAGCTAAGGCAAGAGTTATCACAATTTGTTAGTTATTGTTAGTTTATGACAGAGAAGAAGAATCTGGCCGAGAAGAAAAAAAGAGGGCGTAAATCAGAGTACAGAATAGAGTATGCCGATCAAGCTCTAAAGCTTTGTTTGTTGGGTGCAACAGATAAAGAGCTCTCCGAATTCTTCTCTGTTTCAGAGCAGACTTTAAACAAATGGAAGAAGGATTATCCCGAATTTCTTGAGTCCCTAAAAAAGGGGAAAAATATAGCAGATGCTAACGTTGCATCGAGACTCTATAACCGTGCTATTGGGTATAACTGTAAAGCAACAAAATTTGCAACATCGAACGGGAAGATTACAGATTCGAAGGAATTTATAGAGCATTATCCTCCTGATACAACAGCCGCTATTTTCTGGTTGAAGAATCGACAGCCGGAAAAATGGCGTGACAAGAAAGAAGTAGACGCGAATGTAAACCTTGGTGATGAATTGGAATCATTGACAGACGAACAACTTCAGGCTATTATTGATGGTAAAGAAAAAGAGTGAAAGAGAAATACTGCTTAGACAAGCGAAAGCAGCAACTATACTTCGCAAGCGTGAAGCCCGGAATGATTTCTGGGCTTTCTGCTTATACTATGATCCTAAGTTCTTTGCCAAACGATTATTCTTGAAGAAAGTAGCCGAAGCGTTCATGCGTGTGTATACCTCCTATTTAGCTAATATTATCTATCGCCTTGCTGTCAGTATGCCGCCACGTGCCGGTAAGTCTTATATTTCCTCATTGTTTATAGCCTGGATGTACGGTCACTTCCCGGAAGAATCTGTAATGCGTAACTGTTGCTCTGATACTCTTTACAATAAGCTGTCATACGATACCCGTGATATTGTAAAATCTAAGCGTTACAAAGAGACATTCCCTGATATTCATCTGAAAGGTGATAAACAGAATGTGAAGAGTTGGAATGTGGAAGGCGCTCGCCAGGTATCTTATTTCGGTGGTGGTGTTGGCGGCACCGTGATCGGTTTCGGTGCATCAATGCTTGCCATGACCGACGACTTATACAAGAGCCTGGAAGATGCGTTATCCGACAATAATAACGAGAAGGTATGGTCTTGGAAACAAGGTACGCACGATTCACGTATTGAGGGAAGCTGCTGTATGATTGACATTGGTACCCGCTGGTCTTCTAGTGATGTCCTCGGACGTATGGAAGAAGCCGGCAAGTATAATGAAATCATCCGGATCGCAGCTCTTGATGAAAACGATGAAACTTTTTGCGCTGATGTACATACTACGGAATATTACCGGGAACTACGTTCTGAAACCGACGAAAGCATTTGGATGGCCGAATATATGCAGGAACCATTCGAAGCCAAAGGGTTACTATTCCCCAAATCGTCTCTCATGCGCTTCAAATTAGCCGATATTGCAGGAAAGAAACCTGATGGGACACTCGGAGCTTGTGATACAGCCGATAAAGGAGATGATGATTTCTGCGCACCATTCGCAAAGGTGTTCGGACCAAAATATTTCATTACCGATATTCTTTTCACAAAGGATCCTGTTGAAGTTACAGAACCGCGCCTGGCACAAATGGTAATAGATACCGAATGCGACCAGCTACGCATTGAGTCAAATAATGGTGGTCGTATCTTTGCTATCAATGTGCGTAAGCTTGTTACATCGAAAAAGAAATCGTGTGTTATACAAGCCCGGCCAACAACCCAGCACAAGGAAACACGTATCATTATGAAGGCTGGCTGGATAAAGAAACATTGCGCTTTTCTTGATGAATCAGAATACTCTAAAGGATCAGACTACGGTCGTTTCATGAAAGCGCTTACTAGTTATAAACGTGAAGGTGATAACTCACATGATGATGCATCAGACGGAATGACAATCCTTGCAGAGTTTGCAGAATCACTTGGCTTGAAATTTAAAGTGTCTACTCGTAAGGTGGGGCGCGGATAGCTTGATTAAGATTCTAATGTATGTAATTCTTCTGTAAGCATTTCTTTCAAAGAGAATACTGTCCATAAGCAAATGGAGAAAAACATAGATATAGATATTATGTCACCTAGTATAAATTCAAATAAAGAACAGAATATAGGTAGTGTAATTCCAAATATAAGCAAAATTAATACTATATGAATTAACCTTTTGAGTATGCGTGGAAGTCCTTGATTTAAGGTTAATTGGAGCTTATATACATTAGGTATTATCTCTTCCATTGCTTGGTAGCCTAATTTTATAAGAAATTTATCATTAAAGGACATATCGAAATATCTCTCTTTATCTATTAGCAAACTGATTTTTAATATTTCTTCTTTGATAGTTGAATTGATTTTATCCAAATGTATAAATTCCGAATATTCGTTTTTTTTATTTTCTAGATAATACCAAAAACCATTTCCACAATTATTCTCTATCCATTTTTTTAAGATTTCTGGAGAATAATAATAATTTTTATCAAACTCGGTATATATTGTAGGATCAAAACTTTTGGCACTAATAAATGATTTCAATTCTAAATAAAAAGGCTCAAATCCTCTTCTATTTTTGTCGGCATAATATTTATCAGCTTCTGCATTTTGAGTATGATCTACATTTAAGACTTCCTGTATATCAAAGAAAGTCACTTTTGGATGTTTGGCTACAAAGTCATTTACATCTTTATTAGAGAAAAAACCTGAATTTAATAATTTATTAATTATAGCTCTAAATTTATGTAGCTTTTGAGTGTACTTCACATAATCATTAAAAACACGAATTCGTTCTTCTCGTGTTTGGATAGTTTTTGAAATAATGTAAGTAATTAGAAGACCAACCAAAACCCCATATACTGTAATTATATAACCTCTAATTTGAATAATATTTTGCGTCATTCTTTCATCTACTTGAGACAATAAAAGAAAAATTGCTGTTACCCCTATAAAAAGAATGACACATAAAATCAAGTTAAACTTATCATTGATTATATTTAAATATTTATCAATAAATGCTCGTATTTCCATATTACAATTTATTCTATTGTGCAAATATATAATAACTTTATAAAAAAGAGAGAGCGGATCTTATATTTTAAGAGAAAAGTATATGCCAGACATTAAGGATATTCTAAGAAATGAAGATTTCGGTAGCATAGTAGGTGATTTATGCGTTGATACCCGTGAAAATCGTAATCCTCGTGAGTATATGGAGGAATACAATGGAGACAGAACCCGTCGTAAAGAATCTGTTGGGTATCGGGAGCCTAAAAAGATTGCTGTATATTCAGATACAGAAGTAGAAGTTGACCCCGAAACAGGAGCCGAAAAGCCAAAGAGACTAGAGGATAAAACTGTAGAAGTCGCTCAAATTGTGACTAATCTACCAAAGAAGATAGTTCGTACCTCTGTTGCCTTTTTGTTTGGTGGTGAAATGACTATCACAGCTGAAGACCCCAATAACGGTTTTACCGAGTTTAAGAATATCTATAAGCGTAAACTCAAAATGCAATCAGTTTTGAAAGAGTTTGCTAGAAAAGTTCTTTCAGAAACCAAAGCAGCTATTGTTTTCTATCCAGTTACCCGGGATGATGGAAAAAGCCAATTAAAGGTTAAGATTCTTTCTACTCCTAAAGATAACAATATCGAATGTGAATTCTATCCACATTTCGACGAGGACGACGATATGGACGGCTTTATCTATAAATACAATGCAGAAGTCAATGGCCGTACTTGTGAATGCGTGAAGATATACACGAAAGATGTTATCTATTCCGGAGTAATGGACGGCATTTGGCTAGTGAAAAAGACAAAAAACCTCTTTGGAAAGATTCCTGTAGTATATGCCGAAGTAGATTGCCCTGATTGGGAAGATGTTGCCAACTTGATTGATAAAAAGGAAATGAGGCTTTCCCGCCTATCGGACACCAATGATTATTTCTCTGAACCTATACTGAAGACTTACGGACTCGCCAACCTCCCAAGCAAAGAAACTGTTGGTAAAGAACTAAACTTTACTATGGAAGTAGATGCGGATACTGGTACTTCGTATCATGGTGATGCTGATTACTTGGCGTGGCAACAGTCTTGTGAATCCGTTACACTTGAACTTAACCAACTCGACGATTCAATACATTCCGGAGCTTCCAGCCCTGACCTATCTATGAGTAAGTTAATGGGACTTGGCAACCTTAGTGGTACTTCCCGCCGTTTTATGATGATTGATGCAGAAATTAAAGCCAGCGAACAGATGGAAATATTCGGTCCTGCAGTTCAACGTACTGTTGCTATCGTTCAGGCAGGTATGGCTAATATAACACATACTAAGTATGCATCACAGCTAAATGATAATTTTATTGAGGTGGAGTTTGGCAGTATTCTCCCACAAGACCTGGCAGAAGAACTTAAAAATCTTGAAACAGCATCCCAATTTAATAGCAAAGAGACAATCATTAAAAATTCGCCATATACGGATAATGTTGAAGAAGAGTTGGCCCGCAAGAAACAGGATGAGAAAGATACAGCTCAAAACAACTCATTCCTAGGAGCTACACTTTAACTATGCCTGGACTTTCTTTCTACGATAAACAGCATATACAGAAAGTTGCTGCACAGCAGGCCGTAATAGCCAATATCTTTAATCAGTTTATACTTTCTGTTTCCCCGTATCTCCGTAAATGGTCAGATGCGGGGAAAAACAATGTATGGATACGTAATCAGAGAATAGAGAGTGCAGTTGACCGGGAACTGCTGAATCTTGAATCAATGCTATATGCTAATATCTCTGCATTTCAAAAGGACGGTTGGGAACGAGCAGAAAGAAAGAATGATGATTTTATTTCCCAGTTCATCAAGGGAATGTCTATTTCCAGTGCAACGAAAGATGGAATGTTTACTCATAGTCTATCTGCATTTGAAGCTCTAAAAAATGATATAGACGCTAACGGATTCAAATTATCTGATAGGATCTGGAATATTACACAGCAGACGAAATCGCAACTCGAATTCTATCTTGATAGCGGCGTAGTTGCCGGACGTAATTCAAACGGAATCAGTAGTGATATACGGCAAATTTTGCAAAATCCCCAAAAACGCTTTCGCAGGATCCGGAATGAGAAAGGCGAATTAGTTTTGTCTCAACCGATGAAAGATTACCACCCAGGACAAGGCGTTTATCGTTCTGCATATAAGAACGCTCTCCGGACATCTGCAACAACTACGAACACAGCTTATCGTAGTGCAGACTATGAACGTTGGAGTAAACAGGATTTTATACTAGGAATTGAGATACAGCGTTCGGCCAATAATCGCGGACCGTGTAAGATCTGTGATGCGATGATTGGAAAATATCCGAAAACGTTCAAATTTACAGGCTTTCATCCTTTTTGTATCTGTTTTGCTACTCCTATCACCATGGAACCGGAAGACTTTGCTGATTTCTTGCTGAATGACACAGTTCCGCAAGGTCAAACTATTACGGATATTCCCCAAGCGACAAAGGATTTTGTCAGCGAGAATAAGGATGGATTTCAATCGGCTTTCTGGTATAAGGATAACTTTGCCAATGATGGAGGACTACAAAGAGAAATAGTTTCCCAACCTATTACGAATGAAGTTATAAAGGTTTCTAAACCTAAACGTATCAAGACTGATGCTGAAATTACAGATATTAAACAAAAATGGAATGAACGAAAACTCTATAACAAAATAACCAACACAGAGAATGAAATACGCCTGAATAAAAGCTTTGAAACAGGAGTCTTATTTGACAAGAATGGTAATGTTGTAATCGATAAGCGCGGAGCCAAATATAGTGTTGAGTTTACGGATGAAGAATGTGCGAAAATGAAGGATTGCATTTTTACACATAATCACCCAAGAGGCTGGCAAGAGCCAGAAAAGAGTTTGGGACGAATTGGCAACTCATTCAGTCCGGCTGATATGTATCTTGCAATAGCCCATAATGTATCAGAAATGAGAGCTGTAACACCTAATTATACATTCGCTATGAAACGTCCCGAAGAAGGATGGGGAATTACAATTAGTAAATTCGAAAAGCTAGTGAATCGGGAGAATAACAAACTAAGAGCAGAGTTTACTGCTAGAATCAATAATAATACACTATCCCCAACAATGGCTTCAGTGGTCCATTATCATATATTATGGAAACGGATATCCGAAAAAATGGGATGGAGTTATACAAAAGCGAAAACTCGTTAATTGAATTCTTTTAGGAAGACGAACTCCCCTTTTTGGTCGCTTTCTCTTTTGTCATGTACCTGTGAACCATCAAGGTATTTAACAGGAATACCATTAGGGTATGCCGGGCATTTTAATTTATCAAAATTAAAATGCTTGCATTGTGTACACTTAGATATATACACATTGTAATATTCATGTCTATCTTCTATATAATCCATTCTACGCTTTAACTTAATTACAAATGTATGCATTTGATTCTGAAATAAAATATATAAGCAGGAAAAATTTACTCCCAATATATTTTAAGGAAAAAAGTATGAAGATTTTAGCAACCATCAAAGCAGCTTTGAAAAAAGCTGGAATTCCTGAAAAGTATGCGGCCAAGGTGCAAGCTCTTTTCGACATCGAAAGTGAAGAGAATCTGGATAACTATATTGGGCTATTCAAGGATAATATTCTTCCGGACTTGGTATCAAATGAACAAGGCAGTCAAGCCAGTATTGATGCTGCTATTGCCGCTTATGAGAAAAAACACGGTTTGAAGGATGGAAAGCCTATTGAGGCAACTAAGACTAAGAAAACAAAGAAGCCGAAAGATGACGAAGAAGAAGATGAAGACGAGGACGAAGATTTCGAAGGGTTGCCAGCTTCTGTTGTTAAGTTGTTGAAAGCCCAGCAGAAACAGATTTCCGAGTTGGCTGCATCTGTCTCTACTGTCGCTACAACAGTCACTACTTCTACGAAGCAGGCATCTGCTAAAGCATTGTTTGCAGATTCTAAACTCCCTGCAAAATGGTTTAATCGTATTGATGTCAATTCTGAAACTTCTGTTGAAGACCAGATTAAAGAGCTTCAAGAAGAATTTGCCGAAATTAAACAATCTGTTATTGATGATGAAGTCGCCGGTGGTGATTACAAGCCTAATTCCTATAAGCCCAAAGAACGTACCGAACAGGAATGGTTAAAGTTAATGGAGGATGAGGAAAGCTCTGATAATGGCACTGCTAGCCTTGGTCTAGAAGAATAATTATTAATATTAAAAGCTATGTTCAGAAAAAAACAAAGTGAATTTCAGTATGCTCCTGGTATCGAAAAGATTATCGAGGACATTCAGGGCGGTGGAACTATTGCCCGCGCGGAACTGAAGGGAATCATCGACGAGCTTCCTCCGCTTGTAATTGTGGGTAAAGATGCTAATGGCCTTTACCATGTTGTTAAAACCGGAAAAGTTACTGCTGTCGCGGCTGCCGATGCTGTTGCTATTCAAATCGCAAAGAATCATGTGTTTAAAGTTGGGGAAGCTGTTACAATCGGCGGTGCTTTAACCGGAGCTTCTGATGTAATCTCTGCAATTGACAAAACCAATGCAGCTTATGACACAATAACTCTTTCCGGAGCTATTGGAGCCGCAAAGATTAATGATGTCTTAGTTCTTGTTACTGCTAAAGCTGCTGCCAAAGCTGCAAAGTTCAAGTATACCCCGGAGGTTATCACCATGAACAAGGTTGATGTGACCGTAGCTAACCAGCAGTCAGGCCTCTTGGTGCGTGGTACTGTTAATGAAGCAGTAATGCCCTACCCTGTTGACGACGCTATTAAAGCATTGCTCCGTTTTATCCGTTTTGTCTAATCCATTAAAATAATGATATATGGAAAGAAGTTTAATTAAACAAGTGAACCGTAAAAATATGGGTGCTCGCCTTAACTCACGTAAGGTTAAGCCGGTATTCTTCCCTAATTTTTTCGGTGTAAAGCAAAAAGATTCTCTGAAATGGGAAACTTTGACCGGAGAGAAAGGTGCTCCTGTTATTGCAGACGTTATCAGCTTTGATTCTTCTGCACCGCAAAAGAAACGTGAAGTTGTAGGTAAGATGTCAGGTGATATCCCCAAGACTGCCGTTAAGCGTGGTATGAATGAAAGCGACTGGAACGAATACCGGCAACTTAGCCGTGATTGTGAAGGTGATTCGGATTTGAAATCTATCCTTGACCTCGCTTTCAAAGATCAGGACTTTGTATATAACGCTGTTCGTGGACGTTTCGAATGGTGGTGCATGCAGCTGATGTCTAAAGGTGGGTTCACTCTAAACTCAAGCAATAATAACGGTATTGTTACCGAGGAATTTGTTGGTTGTGGTATGAAGAATGAAAATAAAAAGGTTTCTGCTGCTGACTGGGCAAATGCAAACACTGCAGACGGATTGCAAGACATTGAAGATACAGTAGTTTCTGCCTCTGCTGATGGTGTTACCATTAAGTACGTAGTGATGCGTAAAGATCGATTTGCTTTATTGAAGAAACAGAAAGCCGTTATCGAGAAAGTTAAAGGCTGGATCAATCAGAAAGAAAAGCTGACTATCTCCAAGAAAGTTATCAATGAATATCTCTCTGCACAAGAGAATACAGAAGGTGTTCAAATTGTCTTAGTGAGCCCGGCTGTTCGTATTGAAGATGCTTCTCATAATCGCACTACGATCAATCCATGGGAAGCCGCTAATATCTGTTTTTTGGAAGATTTACAATGCGGTGACATCCAACATGGTCCTATTGCAGCGGAACATTCTGTCGAGTACAAGAAGAAAGCAACAACACTGAAAAAAGACTTTGTTTTTATCAGCAAGTGGTCTGAACTTGAACCGTTCAAAGAGTGGACTAAAGCAGAAGCTAATGCCATCCCGGTAGTCAACGATCCTGATGCAATGTATATCATGAAAACTGATGCCAAGGAATGGGCGGCCGATGAAGATACTGAAAAAACAGATGAAGAGTAAACTATAATGGCAACAATCAGAGAAACAATACTGGAATATCCATCTATTGGGGATATGGAAGGCTTCTTGGATAAGGTAGTCTTCGTTAGGCGGGGTATCAACCCCGAAGCGGAATGTACTACTGAAAGCATGAAGCAAGTCGGTCTTTGTGTCGCTGATATGTATGCCATGATGGTAAACTCTCAAGATTTCAGTGAAAACAAGCTTTCTATCACTCATCCCCGTTCTTTCTATATTCAGACTGCAAAGCAACTGTACATAGAGAACGGGGAGCCGGAGAAAGCTGCTAAACTTGGGAAACGAATCATTATCAAAGGGAGAGCTGGCAACAGATGGTAAAACGGTATCCACATACAGCAATAGTTACTATTGAGGCTAACGGGCACTTAGTTAATGGTGAATGGGTTCCTGGGAAACCGGTTGAAATATCTGTCCCCGGACGCTACGACCCGGTAAGCGATGGAAGAATTGTTTTAAAACACAATTCGGCTGGTGATGAAACACAGGTACATGGCTATTTCTACTCCAAAATGCAACCGCCAGCAGATAGTAAGTTTTTGCGTTTGAAAGTTGCATCAAAGGGTATTGATGTACCGGTTATCTGTTGGGAACCTTATCAATCACATTCAATTATCAACGTATGAAAAACGGCATGACTCCCCTATTCACCTTTGATGAAATGGAACGCTGGTTCGACCATTTTCAAAGTAAAGCAGAAGATAAGATGCTTGTTTTCCTGCAAGCAGGAGGTGAAAAGTTTATCGAAGTAGCCCGCCGGAGTGGCTCATATAAAGACCAGACTGGTAATCTTCGTTCCTCTATCGGATATATAATAGCTAAAGACGGTGAAGTGGTTACAGAGAACTTCAAAGAAGGAGACAAAGGTACTGACAAGACCACCGGTAAGTACAAAGGTCGTAGGCTTGCAGAAGAAGTCTCACTGTCGTATACTGGTGGTTATGTGTTGGTCGGTGTTGCAGGAATGGAATATGCGGCAGCCGTGGAAGCTAAAGGGTATGAAGTCGTTTCAGGTGCGAACGTTCAATGTGAGAAATATCTAAGGGAGACATTGAAGTCTGTTTTTAGTAAAATTTGAATATGGATGAATTTGACGCTGTAGATATAGTTTATAATGCTGTGGCCGCTGCGGGCACCGATGTTATGATTTACAAGGACAAATCGGAAGCAGGCTTGACCAATGAACATATCGTTATCAATCATCTGCAATTGAATGAACTTGACTTTATCAATAAAGTGCCTGTTAACATCAATATCTTCGTACCTTGGAGTGATGAGAATGGTATGTTAAAACGTCAACGAATGAAAGAATTAAAGCGTAAGGTGCGGAAGTCGCTTGATTCAATCAATAGTAATGACGGTGTATGTAAAGAAGTGACAGTTCTCTGGAGTGTTCCAATGCCGGACTTGAAAGAGAAATTCGCTTGTACAAATATTAGATTAGAAATTTTAATAGATCAATAATTATGGCAGGAGAAGTAAGACCTATCGCTATGGGCGTAGGTAAAATTAAATTTGGAACAGTCGGTGACGGCATTCCCGGTGCAGATCTCAAAGATTATCCCCTTCCGACCAAAGGAAGTGTTGCATTCAACTTTGCAGATCCCAAAGAAGTAAAAATTGAAGTGGAAGGCAGTGAAGAACCTTTTTATGTTGAACTTGTGAAAGATACGACAGATTATGTCGAGTTCTCCATCCCTACTCCATCAAATGAGGTTCTCAAAGAACTGGCAGGCGGTGAAGTAGATACAACAGGTGGAAAAAACATCTGGAAAAAGCCTCTTAATACTCCTTCTATTTCAAAAACGTTCCAGTGCGAAACATTACCTAAAAACGGTAAGAAGGTCGTTTATACCATCGTGAATGGTAAGATCGCCTCAAAGATTTCGCAGGCTCCCGGATCAGAACAAGCAGAGTTGTTGCTTGTTCGTGTATATATGCAAGCTGCTGTTACTGTAGACGGTAAGAGACAGACCGCTTTTATGCGCGAAGTAGTTACTATTGCCGAAGGCGGAGAAGCCCCAGCTAATGCAGCGAATGTCGAAAGCGGAGAAGCTGCTCCAAGTGGTGCGAAAAAATAATTAACGGTCCTGTATAGCTTAAGTTGGTTAGAGCGCTACATTTATTAAGTAGAGACCGGCGGTTCGATTCCGTCTACAGGAACAAACTATTGAAGGATGGAGCTGAAAGTATTGAAGGTTAGTTGCAAATAACCGGAAGTATTGCCCGGAAGTACAACGGGCTAGGCTCCTTGAGGAAATTATGAGTATAAAGAACTTATTTCAGCAAGAATCGGAATCTGTAACGGAGCAGCCTGTCAAGATTCCATTTGATTTTACTAACCGAGATTCTATTCCAAAAGGAAAGGATCCCGGTGATTGTATTGTAATAAAGCCTATCACTGTCCGGACATGGTTTAGAATTCGTCCGCTTCTCCTTGAAATTGAAAAGGAAGATATTGATAAAATGATTGTGAAAGATGGTGAGCTGAATGCTGATTTTCCAGAATTGATGAATAAATATGGAGGACTACTTCTCGATGTCGTTTGCCTGGGCATTCATAACAAGCCTAGTGATCCGCCGGCATGGTTTAAAAAAGCCCTCATTGACAATACGACATGGGAGGATATACGCATATTATTCAATGCAATCATATATCGCATAGGGTATCACCCTTTTTGTACCTCTATCACGATGCTTCGGAACGTGAGCCCGCTACGAGAGACGGAGATAATAGCCGCTCGGAAGAATCTGCAAAGTTGGAAGGATATAACCAAAGCAGATTCTTAGTTATTGCAAAAGAAGCTCTAGGATTAACGTTTAATCAGACGTTGGATAGTAGCTATGGATTAATAGAGATATTGCTTCAGGAGTACTCATTTGTGATGAGACAGCGTAATAAGACGACTGACGAAGACGGAAATGTTGAAGGGCAAGATTACGAGTGGGTAGAACTTCCCTCTTTCGATGATCCTAGTAAGACGGTCAGGATAAAGAAATATAATGATATTGTCGGAAAGGTCAAATGATAAGGTAATTTGCTACTGTGTTTATATATTAGGTTAACTGTTTTTTTATAAATTGGTTTAGAGTATTGCGATCCCTTGTATCTGTGAAGATATAGGGGATTATTTTTTAATCTCCTGAAGCTTCTGATTGAGAGATGTATTATCCCGCTGTAGATTCTCAATCAATCTTTTCTGATAAGCGAGCATCCCTTCAATTCTTCCTTCATCCTTGCCCTTCTTGTAAGCAACATTAATTTCTTCTTCTGTGTAGTTCCTTTTATTCGCTACAGATACGTTCTCATTTTCCTTGGTCATGGCGCTAATGAATAGTAATTTATATATTATAGAAAAAGGCTATCTCTCCCCTATTCTTTCCGACCAAGGAACATAATCTATTGCAACGCATTAGGATTATGTAGCAAAGGGAATTGATAGCCTATATTGTGGTATAGTAGGCGAATCAACTCCCTAATACGTTGAAATAAAAATCGTTCCTTGGTCTTAGAACACTGCAAAGATGCTTATTCTTCTCGAAATAGCCAAATTTTACCTCCTCTTTATATTTTAAGAATAAATGCTATATGGGTATTCAGAATAAAGATGGTGCGTTATATTTCGCTACAGGTATAGATAATTCAGGGCTATATTCCGGGCGTCAAGAAGCGATGGGAATCATAAA